TTCTTCGTCTCGCCGTCAGCCTCGCAGAACATGTCCACGGCGGTGATCAGCGAGTGGTCGATGGACCCGGTGGTGCAGTCAACAATCTTGAACCGCGTCTTCTTGCTGGCGGCAATCGCCGCCTTGCGTGACTCCGCGGTGCTGTTTGGGAAATCCACCACACCCGGGAGAGGGCGGGTCGCCCGGCCGACGCACTGCAGCCAGAACGACCTTGAGCGGGTGGGCCTGCCAAGGATCAGCGTGGCCGTAGGTGGATAGTCAAAACCCACGGCAACCACTTGGCAGTTGCACAGGACCTGCACCTCGCCCGACTTGAATCTCCGCAGCGCTTCAGCCCGCTCCTCTTCCGGCTGGGTGCCGTACACGTAGACGGCCGGCACGCCGTAGTTGTTGGTCAAATAATGAGCCACGCCCTTGGAACCGTTGACACTGGCGGTGAAGACCACGGTCTGGCCCTCACGCTCTTCGGCCGTGATCTGGCACACGCGGTGATGGGTACGTTCCTTGTCCATCTCTTCCTGCAGCGCCTTCTGCGCAAAGTCCCCGCCAACGATCTTCACGCCCGACAAATCCAACGACTCCACCCGCGCTAGTCGGCAAACAGGGGGCACGGCCCATCCGTTGGCGATGGCCCACTGCATGTCGTATCCGCCGACGAGCTGTTCGTAGAATTGCATTGCTCCCTCCGAAGCATCGGTTTCCCATCCATGCGAAACGGTGTCGCCGTGAACCCGGCAACCATGGCCCCCTTCTCTTGGAAATGCCTGAGCATCTCCACCACGGGATCGCTGCACATCATGTGTGCCTCGTCCACAATCACCAGCTCAAAGTCAGTGAACCGCTCGTAGCGTTTCTGTCCTCCACGCCGAGACAGCAGCGTCTGCTTTGATGCCACCACAACCTTGGGCGTGAACCATTCGTCCGATCCCGCCCGGTACTCCGCCATCTCAACGTCAGGGTCTTCCTCCAGAATCTCGCGGACCTTATCCACCGCCTGCCACAGCAACTCGCGCAGGGGGACGATGATCAACGTGCGGCCTGCCATGCGATTAGCGAGGCTGCAGAAGATCACCGTCTTCCCGGCGCCAGTGAACACATGATTCAACGTGGACTTCACTCCCGACCGCTTGGCCTGGAGGTTGTCTTCGATGATCTGGTCTTGGTAGTCGCGGAGTAACATCGCTCATCCTTGAGAGAAACCCGGGGGCTGGGAGGAGGTGCCCAACCCCCGGGCGGCGCGCACTTATCAACGGAAGTCGGACGCGAACTCTTCCTCCACAGCCTCGCGGCGCTTGCCACCGCAGAGCTGCACCTTCATCGCCCGGACGATCTTGCGGCTCTTCCGCTCACCGTCCTTCTCCCAGGACTGCGTCTGAATCTCCCCCTCCACCAGCACCTGAGTGCCGCGGGTGAGGTACTCCATCACGCCGCCCGGCTTCCACATCTCGCAGTCGAAGTACTCCACGGAGTCCTTGTAGCCATTGACGGCCACAGAGAACTTCGCCACTTCCGACTCGCCGGCCATCCGAGACTCGGCGTCCTTGGTCAGATTGCCAAGGAAAATGAACCGCTGATACCCGCTCATGCTTGGACCTCCGTTTCCCATACCTTCTTGAACTCGGCCTCAACCCGGTGGAACACTTCCACAGGGACGGCCTTTTCCTTCGCACGCAGACGCACCATGTCCAGGTGCTTCTTCGCTTGATCCTTGTTGTCTGCCTCGTTGATGGCGTTGATGGCGCCTTGGAGGTAGACCATGTGCTTCGGTTCAGTCTTGACCTCTGGCTTCTTGCCGGTGGCCGACTGCTCGGCGCCCCTGCCTGACGCACGGTTGCCGTCATCGTCCTCCTCGCCAACCCAGGCGCCGACGAGGTCCAGCAACGCATATCGCTTGGCGTAGGTCTTCGCAGAGCCAAGGCCCTGCATGTCCGGTGGCTGCGTCCCGTTCTTTGTTTCTCGCGGCAGGTTGATGAGCGGCACCAGGGTGGATGTCCACTCCCCAGAGCCGTGCTTCAAAACCCCAAGGCAACACCATCCCATCTCGGGGCCATACCAGCCGGTGTGATACGTGGGCATCGCGAAGCCCTCTTCGGTCAGCAAGCCAACAAGCTCGTTGCAGATGGTCGCCAAGTCCGCATACTTGCTGCGGAAGTGAGGGTTGTCCTTCTTCTTGGCAATCGTTTCCATCTTCTTGTGAACATTGATCAGCGCAGCGGTGTGCTGCTTCAGCTCTGGACTAGACGACGGGCCAACGCCCTCATGTGAATACTTCATACTTCCACGTACTCCTCTTCCTTCTGTGCCCACGCCGGGACAACGAGTTCCTTGATCTCGTTCGCGTCAGCCGGCAGATACATGCCGGTGGAGCGGCGTAGACGAACTTCCTCCATTACGTTCCGCATCCGCCGGCCAGCAGCTTCAACGAGAGCCTCGGGCAGATGAAAGACCTTGGTCCTGTACGGCGGCGTCGTTGCGACAAAGACGAACGGCATGCGGAAGTGATCCATGCCGATGGCCTTGGCCGACTCCACGTACAGCCATTCCTGCTCGTAGTAGCCGTAGTCCTTCGCGCTGAAGAACAGCTTGTCCCACGGTTGGCTTGTGGTCTTGAGGTCCCACCACAGGTCGGCACAGCAGGCGTCGGGACGGGTCTTCAGTGCATGGCCGTCGATTTCAAAGAACACAGAGACTTGCGTCTCAACCGTCCGCTCCATCAGTGATCGGCAGGCCTCGTTCTGCTGCATGCCGTCCAGCATGTAGGCGTAGACCTGGGCCTGATCCTCAGTGGTGATGACGGTGCCATCCCGCTGATGCTCGGCAGCCCACTCCTTGTACGCCTTGGTGGAGCGAGAACCGTTGGCCCCCAGCACATCGTCAGGCGGGGTTACCACAACGTCTTTGAACAGCCTGCCGCCGAGAATCTCTGTGATGATGGTGTCGAATTCCGACCCCTTGCTGGTGGCAGAGTTACCGCCCCAGAACACCCGGCCAGAGTCAAGCCACTGCTGAACCTCGCCGCCGTACTTGGCGACCGTGTGGAGGAACGACCGCGAGTCGAACTCAGTTTCCATCCGGTACGCCTGATTGCTCATGCCGATCACCTTGGTCGGCAACTCCGTGATAGTGGTCATCCGTACACCTCCAGTTAAAGAAAGCCCCGTCCATGGGGCAGGGTCGATCCATCAGTCCCCGTCCGTGGGGAAGAACTCCTTGATCGCTTCGCTCAGGTGTCCAAGCACCAGAAGGGTGCAGACTGCCCCTACGCGGTTGAGCCAGAGGGCTGCGGTCAGTGCGGCGAGAAACGCCAGCCGTAAGATTCGGTGGTCCCGAAGAAACACCCAGGCTAGGGCACTCTTGAGAGTGCTGTAGCCAATTGAGCTAGGGGTGCTTGGTCGCATGTGCGGATTGTATCGCATGCACCGGGGTGTTGAAAGACGCCCTTCTTCGGGAGACATTACGCCGCTCTTGAGGAGGGTATAGCCATGCGACTGATCGACTTCGCCCTTGACTACGCGATAAAGATTGGGGCCAGCCCCGGCTACACCGAGCAGCTCCGCGTCCTGACCAAACGGCTGCCATGGGAAACGACCGACCTCACGGTCAATCGCATCGACGGCTACCTCACACAGGCTCTCCATAGCCTCGCTCCCCAGACAGTCCAGAACCACCGCCGAATGCTCAACACGCTTCGCAGAGCGGCCCTCCGACGCGGCTTGGTGGTGGACGATTGTACAGACCCGCTCCGGCGTGTCAAGTGCAACCATCCCCTCCCCAGAGCCTGGACACATGCCGAGATACGCCGGCTCATAGAAGTCGCCAAGGAAATGCCGCGTGGCACGGCCCACTGCCCGTGGAAGATTCTCCTCCCGGCGTGGATTCTGGTGTCCTACAGCAGCGGGCTGCGGCTCGGAGATATGCTGGCGCTGACCCATGATTCCATCCGTGGAAACAAGCTGGCGATTGTGATGGCCAAGACCCGCCGTCCGCATGTGGTCATGCTGGACGAAGCGGCCCTCCTCGCCATCGGCTCACTCCCTCGCAGAGGCCCCCGCATCTTCGGGGACTTGGTCGGAAGGTGCGTGTTTATACGCGCGTTCCGACGATTGGTCAAACGGGCCGGGCTGTACGGCAGTGGCAAATACCTGCGTAGGAGCAGTGCCACCTATGCGGTAATCGCCGGGCAAGACCCCACTGGACACTTAGGACACGCCACGGCCGGGCTGGCCCAGAAACATTACGTGGACCCGGTCTTGGTCGCAGACGCCAAGCAGCCGGTGCCGAGTCTACAGAACCCCTAGCAGTTGCAGCGGGTCGATGGCCGTCTGCTGCTTCTTCTTGTCCCGGGCACGCTGGGCTGCCTCGGACTGGATGATTTTGTAGAGGAGGTACATCTTCCTCTGTTCTTCCGGCATGCTCTGCAGAACGTCCTCGGGGACGGTGATGTTCTCGTAGGTCCTCACGCCCGGCGTTGTCTCAAGCATCTTGTTGAGCATCTCGCGGGCAGCCAGCCGCCTGGTGCGGTTGACATCCTCGTCTCGCAAGCGAACGGGCGCGAGCGTGTTGAACGCTGCCTTCGCATATCGGTCGGCCGGATCAAGACGGTTGTCAGTCAGTTGCCGGTACGTTCCAAGGAGGCGTGAGCCAAACGGTAGGAAGTTCACCACGGCCTGCTCAAGCGGGGCGCCAATCGGCCCCAAGTCACGCTCCAGAACCGAGTACAGGTCGGAGAGGTTTCGGCCAGAGTACAGCTGGCGGTTGGTGATGTACTCCAGCGGCGCCTTGATCAACGGGTTGGTCATGCCGAGAAGGTTGGACCCGGTCCCGCGGACGGTGTCGGCCACGGCTGCTGTCGTAGTCGCCCCGACGCCGGGAGAAAACATATTGAAGAACGCTTCCCACGGGGCCTCCACGCCGGCAACGAATCGCTGCAGATTGGGGGCCGGGCGTCCGTTGAGAACAGATGGCAGGCCTTCCGGCAGGGCGATGGCCGCGGAGTGCCGAAGGTGTTCCGGGGTCAACTCTTCGCCGGATGGTTCTGCGGCGCGGGTGACAGCCCGAATCGACTGACCCTGCACGCCACCGGGGCGGTAAAGCAGGTTGTCTACGATGCTCGGGATCACGCCTTTCTGGAAGCTGTAAAACGGCGCCACGTTCTTAAACAGGTCGCGTTCTATCGGCGTGAATGCGGACGAGGAATAATCGACCAAGGCCATGCGGACCATGTCGCCGGCCTCGGCTGGGTCGTATCCCTTCTTGAGAAGATTGACGAACATGCCAACGCGGCTCATGTCCTCAATCGTTCCGCCGACCGCGTCGTTCAGTTTGAGGACCGGGTTGAGCGTCCGCTTGGCCGGGCGGCTGATGCCCACGCCGCGGACGGTGCCGAAGTCCTTGGCAAACTGCGTCCACTTCCTGCCCTTCTGCCCAAGCAGTAGTTCCTTGGCGGCGATTGCAATGCTGTTCTCGTCCGACGCTCCGGGGTACAGGCCGGCAAACGCCTGCTCGGGAACGCCCGCCTCGTCGGCAATCGTCCCCATGCCCACGCCGCCGACAGCTGAGTCTTCCAAGAACCGCTGGATTCTTGCGGCATCGTCGGGCAGGTCGCGATAGATCGGGGCTTCGCGAAGCGCTGCGGCAACGGGGGCGTAGTTCCCCTTGGACGCCCGGTAACCTTGGACGGTGCTGGCGGGGTCCCAGTTCCCCTGGGCCACGGAGGCCAAGATGTTGCTGAAGGCGTTGCGGGTGTGGAACGAAGGCCACGCCAATGCCCCGGCCTTCCAGCCTCGCGTGAAGCTGTTGAGGCCATTCATCATGGCGCTTTCGGGCACGCCAAGCTGGGTTCCCTTGGCCAGCACCCCAAGCGAGTCAACCATCTTCTTGTCGATGGAGAAGTTGCTGATGTCGCTTCCCTTGGCCTCGTTGAACAGCTTCTTAAACTGAGCAACGTCAAACCCAAGGTTGTCGGCAGCCTGGGACAGGGGAATGCTGGTGCCTCCGGTCACGGCCTCGGCTGGGGTGTCTGAGGCATTGCGGAGGAGTTGGTTGATCAGCTCGTCGGCGTCTGCGGAAACCCTGGCCTGCCCCATGCCGTAGCGAAGGGCATCAGTGAACGCGGGCGTGTCAAAGATGCCGACGCCCTTCTGGGCGTGCTGCGTATCGGCGGAGCGAAGCAGGTCGGCCAGCTGGTCCTTGAGCGCATCGACAGTGCGTTGGGCTTGCTCCACCCCTGACCCGGCGGCGGTGGCCTCGTCAATGAGCCTTTGGTACGGTGCAGCGCGGTTCCGCGAGGTGAACCAGTTGTCGATGATCGAACGCGCCGTCAGATTATCGGCTCCAAGCAGGCTGTCTTGAAGCGCCTTAGCGTCTGGGCCGGCAGTCAGTTCCCGAAATGTTCGCCGCCCGCCCTCCAAGTCGGTGTACATCTGGCGAGAGCGACCGAAGTTCTCGTTGGTTGCCAGCAGGCGCTCGCCGCGAGAGTACGGCTTCTGCGTCTTAGCCGCGCGACCGACCGGCGGAGCGTCTTGGTCAAACCACAGCAGCTGGCGGGGGAAGAACCGCGCGTCCGAGAGCCTGCCCGTCCAGTGCGGCAGCTTCATTGCCCTGGTTCTCGCAGACTCCACGGCCTGCGGTCCAAGGCTGGCCAGCGAGTCCCGCATCCGCGTGAACGCGGGTACGTTCTCCAGCACCCAATCGGCCACCTTATCTCCGCTTGAGCGTTGAATATCAGGCGCGCCCGCCAAGCTCAACGCGCCCTCTTCGGGATCAATGGTGATTCCCGACGATTCGATCCAATCCGCAATGGAGTTTTGCAGCTGCGGGGTGAATCCGCGGAGCGTGTCGGGAATCGGAACCCGTTGCCCGCCGATCTCGGCAAACTCAGGAACCTCCGCCTCCATCGCGGCCCGCTGGAGTTTCATCATCTCCTTGCGGAATCGCTCTTCGTTTCGTCGGCCTACAGCGAACGCCTGCCGCTTGGCCATCTGCACATCAGGATCAAGCGTATAGCCGACGCTGGGGTAAAACGCCGCGGCGGCCGTCCTGGTGATAGGCCCAATGACAGGGGCGCGTTTGGTCCACTCGCCGAACGAATCCAATCCGGAAGCAATGGCGTCCCCAAAAGCCCCGCCGGAAATGTCGTACTGCATCCCCGGGAACTTGAGACTCGCCAGCCCAGCAGCCTTGGCATCCATCTGCCCGCCGGCCGCCTCAAATCGCTTGAGCGCGTCATCGTACTCTTCCGGAGTCAGCCGCTCTCGGGCCTCGCGGAAGGCCTGCTCTGGCGTGAGGTTCCGAAGGTACTCGCGGACACCGCTTGGATCGCGGGCAAACTTGCTGGCATCCTCCACGGCTCCCGTGAGTCTTGGAACGGTGGGGCCGGGGAGTCCGGGGAGATCGCTGGCGGCTCGCGAGGATTTCGGGACAACTTCAAACCCTCGGGCCGCATCCAGCGGGGCGTCCCTCAGAAGCCCGGCCTTTCGTAGCGGAATCCCTGCGGCCTTGGTCAGCGACCCGCGGCCAAGAATGGCAAGAGGGTTGATGTACGACAGGGGGTCCAAGAGTGCTTCGGCGGCAAACGATCCAGCGAAGTTTTGCCACGTATCTTCTTCGCCAATCACCCCGTACTGACGAAGCAGCTCGCGTCCGGTGACGCGATCATCCGACGAGCCAAACACACTCAGCGGCTTGCCGGCCAGTATCCCGCGGACCAAAGCGCCCGGCGTATCCAGCAAGTACCCAGCCGTCGCAAGACCAGACGAGCCGACTTGGGCCAGAGTGTTAAGAATCCCACTCTGCTCTTCGGCCGGCATCAGGTCAGAGACGCGAGCCTTGCGCTTTACTGGGAGGCCAAACTCTTCCTCGTCATCCTCGGGCAGCAGCCCAAGTTCCGCCCGCTGCTGGAGGAGGCCGTCCGGATCGTAGATGTCGAACAGCGGGGAGCGTGCCATTTAGCGCTCGCCGTCACCCCATCTTGCTGGCTCGCTTGCTCGCCGCTTGTTTGCTTGACGGTCAACGGCGCGCTGCGCTTCTGCGAGTGAGTACCCTTGGTCCATCAAATCGTCAAGCATGTCCTGCTGCTCGGCAACCGTGAACTCGTCATAGCCGCCACCAAGCCACCACGGAAGTATGTAGCCCGGCGCGTACTTCTCGCCAAGGATGCTTTCGTCTTCCTGCCGGTTCTTGGCTCTTGCAACGCGAAGTTCTTCGGCCGCTGCCTGCGCCTGAAGGGCGGTGAGTTCTGGGTTACCCATGGCCTGCTGTCGGCCACCCGCAGCCCGCATTCCCAAGTCGATCAGTTGCTGGTTTCTTGTGGACTCCACCAACGCGCGGTTGCGGTCCATCGGCACCATGCTGGTCAGGGCCGCTTGGCGGTCTTCGTCCGACAGGTCGGCCATGTGGTTCCAGAACGCGGTGTTGCCGTTTGGCCCGCCAATGATGTTCTGCGCCCCGCCGGCAATTCTGTTTCTCTTATTGAGCCACGCCCGGCGCGCGTCCTGCTCGGCGCGGAACGCGGCTTGTTTGGCGCGAAACGCCTCGGAGCCACCTGCCGCCGCGGCGGGGCGATCTGTGCCGGGGAGAGGGGCCTGCTCCGCATGTAAGTCGGCAGTTCCGTTAGTGCTGTCGATGCCGTCTTGCGTTGCCATGCTGGCGAGCCAGCCAATCCCGCCGGCCATGGCAGCCGGGATCAAGTTGAGCGGGTTCTTGTGCCAAGGGGTGTTAACATCCTCCCACTCGCCGTCGAAACGACCATCGCGGGGAGCATCAGGCTCTGGCACGCGGGGGGCTTCCGGCTCTGGCACGCGCTGTGCGTCAGGCCCGGGAAGACGAGGGGCATCCGGATCGGGGATGTGCGGGGCATCGATGGGGATGTCGCCGCGGATACGAATGCGTGGCTTGGGCGCCAGCAAGCCGACAGCCCGCGCAAAGTCATTCCACGCACCGCCGCCCGAAGGGATTAGCCCACTTCCAGCCATGTCAAGCTCCTAAATGAAAACTACCGGCGTGCGTTTCGCTGCTGATCGCCCAAGGCCTGGAGGCGACGAACCTCTGCCATAACCTGATTCGTTTCCGGAACCTCGCCGCCAACTTCCATGCGACGAGCATTGAGCTTCTGAATCAATCGCTGTGCCTCACCGTGATAGTCGGTCGGCATGGGCGGCTCGTAGCCCGGGGCGTTCCTCTGCTTGTTGGACAAGTCCAGCAAACGATTGATCTCGGCCATCATTGCCTTGGCCTCTGGCACCTCAACGCCAGCCTTGCGCCGCATGGCGTTGAGCTTGTCCATCAGCTCGCGAGCCTGGAACGAATAGTCGGGCGGGCCATCGACAACTGGCGGAGGAGCGGACTCTGCCGCGAGGTCGGCTGTTCCGGAGGTGTCGGTGACGCCGCTTGCCCCCTCCGACTCGTCGGGGTCGCCGTCCATCATGCTGTAGACGCCGATGCCGCCCAGGCCAGCAACGCCAGCGGCAGTCAGTGCGCCCCTGCCTCGCGGCGGAGCATTGATCGGTCGCCCTCCTGCACCGCTGCCGCGATACCGGCGCCCGCCGGGAAGGGAAGTGGCATCGCCGCGAAGTACGCCGTCACCAACGCGAGGCAGGCGCACGCTTGTAGACAGTTCGCTTGGCATCTCTCCGGTCCAGCTGCCTTCGCTGATGCCCATCTGGTTAACGTCGGGTTCGTACGGAACCGACATCTCACGCGAGCCGGTTACAGCTGGCGGCTGGTTGCGGCTTGGGATCATCTGACCGCCGCGAGTGCCTGGACCAGAGAGGTCGCCAGCGACACCAGGGCCGGATGGACCGCCGACCGCAACGCCGGGACCCTTGGTGCCATACGGAACCATTCCCCGCTGGCCTTCGTTTAGAATTCTCGCCGCTATGTCGCCAGTCTCCTCCCAGTCAGTTTGATCACCAAACAGTGGGCGCAGGTCATTTGGTGGAGGCCCATCGTCCATGGGGAGTTCCATCTGGCGGGCGGGAACGTCAGCCATTGGCTTCCGGCGGCTTGCCTCAAAGTAGGCGACGTTGGCCGCATGCAGCTCGTCGGGCGTGATCTGGCCAGAAGCCAGCTTCTTGGCCAAGGCTTCATTGCCACTGCCCTGTGCCCACTTGACGATGTTGTCGTAGCGAGAGGAAGCCATGCCGCCGGGGTGGCCGGGAATCAAACGACGAATCAAGTCCTCGCCGCTGCTAAGGACACCAGCCTTGCCCGTCTTCCCCATTACTTCTTCCTCTTCTTCTTCGGCGCATCCGGCAGCTCATCGTCGCCGTCGTACGGAAGGTCATCGTCGGTCACCATCGGGGTGTTGGGCTTGCCGTGCATCTCCTCATGGAGGTCGGCCAAGTCGTTCTTCCCAGCTTTCTCTTCTTTGGCGTTGTGAGGCCCGGTCTTCTTGCCAAGGTTCTTGACGATCTTCTTTTCCTCTTCGTCATCCGCGACGATGAGTTGCTTCACCAATCGCTTGAGAGCGGCGTTGGTCAGATCGTCCAAGTCAAAATCAATGCGAGCCATGTGTTACCTCAGTAAGCCGGCGAGGGCGCCCCATGCCGTTTGAAGATTGTTGAACCGAGAGTCCCACGCCCCCTGATTGGCCTGCTGCGACATGGTGTCGTATGCCAAGCGAAGGTTTCTCGCATCCGACCGCTGCTGGTTTCCGTATCCGGTGTTGAACAGCCGGTCGGCGTTCCGCGTCTGCTGGGCAGCGTCCTCCGCACCAGCCCTCATGACGCCAGAGCGGTAGGCGTCCATGGACTGCTGCGCACGCCCGCGGGACAGGCCTTGGCCTGCCATTGAGCGTGACCCAGAGACGCCAGACGCCAACTGGTTGTTGACGGCGGCTTGCGTGTACTGATTTGGAATCACTGCATCAGCCCAGCAAGTGCGTTAACGCCGAACTGGAGCATCTTGTTGTTGCGTGCGTTGGCATCCATGGTTTTCTGGACGCCGAACTGACGCCGCGACAAGTTGTATTGATTCTGCTGCTGACGATTCTGGGAGTACTGATTGGCCCACGCTTGGCTGTTCTGCCGTTGCGTGTTGGCGGCGTTACCCCAAGATGCGCCGAGATAGCCGAAGTTGTTCATGCGAGGCGAGGCTGGGCTGCGCCGGGAGTGAACCGCTGCCGACGCCGCATGCCGACGCCATACGGGTTGGGGTTGGGGAATCCGCCGAACGACTCATTCCCAAAATGGTCGTAGCCCGTGGGGGGCGGTGCGGCTGGCGCCGGGGAGGCCTTCAAAACCGGCATCTCGGCTGGCGCCGGCGAGGGGCTGGCGACGGGCGACGGCCGCGGCGAGGGCTTCTTGGGACCCTCGGGAGCGTTGTTCTGGAAGACGCGATTCTGCAAGCCCTGCCACTGGTTAGCCATCTGGTTGCCGACCTGATTCACGCCGCCTTGAGCTTGGTTGTACGCCCCCTGCGCAGCGCCATACGCGCCATGCGTGGCGTTCTGCAGCTGGTTGAAAGAGTTGCCAACCGCGCCGTCGTAGCCCGACATCACATCCGGACGGTTGAACGCCATCTGCAGCGGAGCGATGCCGCTGCCGAACCCGCCAAACTGATTCAGCAGCCCCGACAGCGCGGGGGCGAGCGAGTTAAACTTCGCCATCTCCATCTGATGGGGAAGCTCGGAGGCGTACATCTGCGCCTGGTTGTTGGCAAGGTTGCCATACAGCCCCATAGCGGAGTTGCCGAGCGAGCCGGCCCCGCCAATGGCTTGGGTGCCGATCCCGCCCATGCCCTGCTGGAACGAGTTGCCCACACCGGCCATGTTGCCGGCTTGGTTGTTCAGAAAGGAGAAATACGGATTGGCGTACTGGAGCGGAAGCCCCATGTTGTACTGGTACAGTCCGCCAAGAAGGTCCTCAAGTGCCATAAAAGCCCCTAGTAGTTAGTCCATGGAGAGGAGGTCATTTGATTCCGCAGCATCCGCTGCTGAAGAAGATCGTAGTTTCGCATGTCGGTGTCGGCGTGGGTTCGCCAGTTCTGCTCAAGCCGCCGAAGTCGCTCGGCGCTGTCTTGGGATGTCCTTGCGTACGGGTCTTGACCGGCAGCGTCTTCCAACGACCCATACCTATCAATGTCGCGCTGTCGGTACAGGTTGTACCGATCTTGGAATGACGGCAGTGCCATGCGGACGTTGTGCCCGTCTGAGTCCCCTTTGGCGATTCGCATGGAGCGGGCCAGCATCCCGCCAAACATGTTGGCCAAGTCGGAGTCGGTGACGTTTTGGTTGAATGGCATAGGGGCCTCCTATGACTATTGTCCCGGGAGTGTGTTTTATGGATCAGACAGGGTGACCGCTTGAACTCCCGCAGAAAGCGAGTCCCAAAGGGTCGCCCCGGCGGCGGAAAGCGTGGCGGAGGTCAGAAACGAGGCGGTTGGGCCGGTCAGCCCGACCGTGCCGCCCGTCAGGTACGTGACGGTGCTGGGGGTCGCGGACGAGGATGTAATAGCCCCAGAGCAGGTCCTTGGTTCCTTGGTCAAAGTGACCTCGGACACATAGTAAACCGTCGTTGTGCCGCTGGCCGTGATGGTGCAGGAGTCGGGGTCCAAGGACCATTTGGTCGGGAAGCTGAAGGTGCCGGTCTTTGCCGTGATGTCGCTCAGTGTGGACAGGACGCTAAATGTCTGAGCGCCGACAGCCTTAATAGCCTGGCTGACAACCATCACCGCGTTGGTTTCGGGATTGAATGATGCCGTATCGGGCACTACGGCGGTCCCGCCAGAGGTGTTTGCCGTGACGGCGGTGATGACTCGCTGAGAGGAAACGGGGGCTACCTGGAACACCACCCTCTGGGGCTTCCCAAGCCCGAAATTGTTCAGCGCCCCTAGTTCCAAGGGCTGAAAAAACAGGTTGCCACCAGACACGCCGACGGCGCCTACGGTAGACACGGGCGTCGGCCGGCAGGTCACGCCACCCCAGTTGACTTGGCCATTGATGGTCATCGGCCCAGAGAATTGAGCGTTCCCCGAAAACACCGCCGCCTGCTGCGTTTCGATGGGGGCGGTAAAAACGGCTGGCAGGTCGTAGCTGGTCTGGCTGTAGTTGTTGACAACCGTGGTCGCGGAAGACACCACCGTTGTCTGTGCGGCCGGCAACGCCTTGACGATGGCGTCTGCGATCCTGATGGCCCCGGATGGTTCGATTCCGCCGGCAATCAGAGACTGCAGCAGGTCGCTCATCCCGCGCCCTCTACTTCGACGCGGTGAATGACTGGAGCATTGGTGCCGCGGGTGCCGGAAAACTCAACCGCCACCACCCGGTCGCCACCAGTGGAGCGATCATCGAACCTGCCCGACAGCGGCAGCTGGGCGAACCCGCTGGCCGTGCCAAGCGGCGACCTAGCGGCCGACATGTCCAGAGTGGCGTCGGCCGAGCCAGTGGTGGTGATGAACCCAGTGCCTGTATTGGTGGCAATCGCGTTAACCCGGGGAGAGCTGGACCCGTTGTAGTACAGCCGCGTGGTCAGCGTGCCCGTAGTCGGCGTGTAGGTCAGCCGAATGTTTCTTTTGGGGTCGTTGTTCAGTGGGAAGTTTCCGGTTTTGACCACGTACTGAATGGCGGTTCCTGCATCGGTAGGCCCGTCCGACATCCGATAAATGGCGTTGCCCGATCCGGTGTACTGGACCTGCCGGCCGGCGCTCTCGGCGGTCACCTTGGCGGAGAGCTGCCTGCCATAGGACTCTATCCACCATGCTTTGGTGATCAGCGAGTAGCAGATTGCCGTGTCGGGGTACGTGGCCGAAGACCCAACTGGGACAAAGTGGAATCGCACCACTCGCTCGGCGTGGTTGACTTGGACGAAGAACCACACGCTCTTGGAGAAGTCAATGAGCGGCGTGTCCCAATAATCGGACACGGCGTCCGAAAGCGACTCGGCGCCGCTCCCCTGGAAGGCGTACATCCCGGCGGAGTCTACGATGTACGTGGTGTCGCCAAAACGGTCCCAGCAGCGGTCGTTCAGCAACCCTCGCTGCGCCACAGGGGTGGCGGTTGCTGAGTCGTACGGATCGCCGGCCACTACCAGTCGGACGATGTGGTGCTTCTGCCCCACGTACAGAACACCGTCAAATGGCATCAGGCCGGTGATGGCGTCCGCGTCCCGGCCGTTGGTCTGAATGATTACTTGGGCATCCGCGGCCACGCTCTCTGGCTCGTCTGCGGCCGAGAAGTAGATGGTGTTTGGCTCTGTGCCGCTGGTGTCCACGGCGTACCACGCACGGTCGGCAAACATGGCAACGACCGACATGTTGCTGGGCGGAATGCCAAAACGGTAGGCGTTGGTGTACCCATCCTCGGTGAGGATGCGGATGGAGTCGTACCCAGAGCGATTTGGATTGGACAGATCGCGGTCGGCAAGCGCGTCGGTGTACGATGCTTGATTCGCCGTGAATTGCGTGACCTTGTACAGGGCGATGGCCTCGTCGCCCGTGGTTCTCCACAGCTCCATTTTGGCGATAGGGGCCACAAGAGAGATGGAGGACAAGTTCCACGCAATGGAACTCGCACGCTCGCCGCAGTCCACGGTCACTAGGTCGCAAAAATTTCCCGGCGTACCGTCTGCGCGAACGAGCCTCACACCGCACAAATACTTGCCGGCAAGCCTCGGAGCCATGACCGCGGTGGCGGTCGCCTGATCACTGTCGATGGACACCGAAACGCTGCCGTCGTATCCGCTTCCGTATGTGAGCAACGAGTAGCTGTTTACCGTGGACCCAGTCACCGAAGCTAAGGCAGATGCCCCGCCGCCGGCTCGCAGCGGCCCGACCGGCGAGAAAGAGACATCAGGTGGGGTGGAATAAGCCGTTCCGCCGGTTACGGACACCACAGACGCAAGAGAACCAGCACAATCGACCCTGATAGATGGCTGGTTTTTGTTGTCGCCGGCCGGCACGCTGGCGTACACGGGCCGATTCCCTTCCCCAAGATTTGCGCTGTCCCATTCGTACTGCCCTTGGTCGGTCAGGACGATAGAGGCGATCTTGCCGGCGGTAGAGGCAAAAGCGCTGTAAACCAATGTTGCTCGCCCCATGGCGGGACGAATTTCGGTACAGCCCGTGGCAGCTGCAAACGTCACGGTTGGGGGCGTGGAATACAGGGCGTTTTGGCCGTCAATCGATACGCTTGAAACGCCGCCACGCAAGATGGCCTTTGCCGACGCGCCAGTAGCCTGCCCTCCGGTGAGCTTGACGGCGGGGCTGGACAGGAACGTGTTGGCAGAGGTGGTAAATGAGATGCTGGCGACCTGCGAGCCATCCAAGTCTGCCCGGGCGCCACTTACGCCAGAAACCGAAACAGTCGGCGGGGAGTTGTAGTTAGCCCCGCCGCTGGTGGCCTCAATCGACGCAACGTAATAATACTGCGGTGAGGCGGCCGATGCGGCCGTGATGGTGCCGGCGGCGGTCACCCCGATGGCGTAAGCAGAAGTGCCGCCTATGCAAGCAAACCCTCGCTGTTTTCCGTTGACGCCGTACACGTTCCCGCGTGACGAGGGCGTCATGCTGACCGGCACTGTGGTTGTCAGGCCAGTGTAGATGGAAGTCATGTGATCGCTGCGACTACGATGGCTGTGCCGGCTTGGCACACCACGCTCTGAGTGGTGCCAGACACCAAGCGAACCACGCTAAGGACCTGGCCGGTTACCGATGCTGCTGGGGCCATGCCCTTGCGGCACTGCAGCTGTCCGGGGCGAAGGCACTGCATGTTCACCTGAGTTACGCACGCTCCGCCGGGAAGTGCGTACGGAGAGGCGTTGGTGACCAGCCCAGACCATTTCTCTATGGTGATCATACGCCCTCATCTGCCTTGAGAGGACTTCTCCAGCCACCGTCATGCCAAATTTCTCGCGTCCTGCCAGACAGCGGAGCCAGCTGATCCTGCTCTAGGGCAAGTCGAAGGTCGCGCTGGTATGTGCTAAAGGATTGCTCGGCCTTGCCGCCCCGAATCCTGTCCAGCCAATACGCTGCGCAAGAGTGCAACGCGGTCTGCATGTGCCTCGCAACGTCTGCGGGGTCGGTTACGATGCCAGCGACACTGTCCGATGTGTGCGCGCCGACAACAACGCTGTCATTGGCGAGTTCCGCCATCTGGATATCTTGGATCAGCAACTCCTCCACGTACGGAGTGAGCGACTCCAGCGGTCCCGGGTACTGACTGACGGCGGTGCTTAGGCGAAGCACAGAGCCGACCATGCTGGACGAGAACGAGCCATCGGCCGTGTACAGCCACAGCCCGCCCCCGGCGTTAGAGAGCTGCGCAAACCTTGCCGCAGGCTCATGGCCGCTCCACCGCATCTGCCGCGGGTAACGGCGGTAGGTGAAGTCCAAGGTTTCCTGAGAGGTCGGATATCCAACGAGCTTGAGGATGTACCCCGATCCATTCGGGTTCTTGAGGACCGTCCAGTGCCACGGGCGCCCCGACCTGTTGCCGACGCGCTCCAGCTTCATCGCCTCGTCGGGCTTCAGATACAGGCCCGACCACCAGTTGTACTCGTTGCTCGGCTCATCCATGTTGCGGAAGTCGGCCGGCAAGGCGTAGTCGGTCTGGTACAGGACGTACGCCTGACCAGCCGAATAGTTGCTTGGGAACGTGAGCGTCGGGTCCAAGGTCAAGACAGTACTGGATTCCTTGGCTGCAACCTTGGCAATCAGTCGCCCAATAGCGACAGACCCCGATGTGGCCCATTCCGGCCATGATCCCCCGGAGAGCGTGAGCTGATTGTTGGAGGCGTTGAACGCTACCGTCCCAGTCTGATACTGGGGCTGGGTGATGACCCTGCCGTGCGTGTAGTAGTGCGACCACTCGTTGATTGTGGTCACTTCGCTGTACGCACGCTGCACGGCCGTGCGGATGTCACGCTGCTCGGCGTCCTGCGGGCCACCGTAGGAGGAGACGATGAGGGACTCAACAAGATCGAACATCGTCAAGTAGCTCATGCTTGAACCGTCACAATCCGGTGGTTAGGTGGCTTGGCCGAGAGGCGAGTCAAAATAGGTCACGCCTCAGCAATCAGCGTCACGCCCAGGCCACCCGGCTGCTGCGGCGGGATGGTGTCTTCAGCAACAAACGACAGCGTTGCGGCTGCCGAGCGATTGCCCGCATCGTCAATGTCCACCAAGGACAGAATCACGTTGTCGCCCTGGGTGACGGTCAGGTCATCGAACTTGGAGGCTGGCCCCTCGTAGGACTTCTCCGACGATTCGCCGTTCACGGTCACGGTCAGCAGGCGGGCGACAACATCGGCATCAGAGGCAGGGGCAGCGACAACGCTGTAGATCAACTGGTTCATGGTGCTATTCCTTTGGTAAACAGACAAACATTGAGGGACAATAAGGGCGCGGCGAAGACGTTCGATGGCGGCGGCGGTAGACCAAAACATCACTCCTCCGACGATAGCACCGCATCTCGGTACTCGGCCTCGGTGATCTCTGCTGCGGCACCGCTGCCAATCATGTAGCCAAGCATCTGCTCGGCAGCAGGGTAGGCACAGAACTCGTCATTGACTGCCAGAACAATGCGGCCGGCTGCGTCCCGTGGAGCGACGGCGGCGGGGTCAATGCACGTCTGCGTCTTCGTCTCGGCGTTCGGGTGGCCCCATGCGGCATCCAGTGCAAGCCTTGCCTGCTCGTACACCTCGTCGCCAGCCTCGCAGCGGAAGTATCTCATGCAACGCTGATCCCCCACTTCTTGCCGAGCCCACGCTCCGCCTTAGAGATATCGGACGAGGACAAGGCTGCGGCATATGCGATGCACTCGGAGAGGTACATGGATGCTCCTGCGGCCTCTGGAAATCGGAGGGCTGCGGTAGTTGCAGAAAAAACCGCACTTGCATCATTTTTAGCCGCAACGTCTACGCCGTTTCTGCGGAATCGCATCTGCGAGCCGTGTCTGTACGCTGTCAAAATAACCGGAGAAGTGTAGTCAGATGCAGTCAGGCTGAGTGGCCCCATTCTTCCGCCAGCCGATGCCGTAACAACGTCAAAAAAGAAATTGACCCCACCAAAGAATGTTGAGAAAAACATTCTCCCGTTGCTTTGGTTATCTGATCCAAAGCTAATAGTGCCGCTACTTGCTGTTGGCGGCTGAAACGCCGCCATTATCAGCGTAAGAGTCGGGCTTGTTGTCGGGGATAATACATAGTCGCTGATCTTTGCTGTAGTTGTAATGATGTCGTTAGTGTCAAAAAACAGCGTCGGCTTTCCGTTCGCGCCAGTCGCTTGATACGTCGGCTGGTTGTTCGCCGTGCCTTGCGTGGCATGAAACCCGTTGCCGCTCAGGTCGTTCACTTGCGAAACGGTGGAACCGTTGAATGTGAGCGATGACGTATTGGCAACGTCTAGCCACAGCTTCAGCCCGCTGATGCTCTTCGGGTTGAAGCCGCTGGCTCGCGGCCGCAGGAGTCTGGGCGACTGTGGCATCTCAGCCCTTTGCCATGACGGTCATCGCGCAGGTGGTGGCGCCAGCAACGACGGGCACCACGTAGTTCGATGAGAAACACGCATCCGGCACTGGGTGAATGCCGATGGTCAGGGCGGTGGTCACGGCCGAGCCGTCCGCGTAGACCTGGCGCGGGGTGACGGCGGGGTCCACGGTGCCGTACCAGTTGATCAGCGTGGCGCCATTGGTATTGGCAACCATGACGCAAGCGCCGCCAAAGCGACCGAAGGGAAACATCCCAGAGGTGGTTGCCGCCGACGAGTTGGCGGTGACAACCATGCCGGGGGAGAAGTGACGAGCAATCTCATTCATCGGTTCTTGACCCTGTATGCGTGTTTCTCAATGACCTTTTCGCGGAGTTCGGAAGTCTTGGCGCCCGGGTTTTTTTTCTTTTCCCGGCGCACCAAGTCTTTGACGATGGATTCGTTGATCAGCTTTCGTTGCGGGGCGGATGGGCCGGGGTCGTAGTTCACGCTCCCGGTCACCATCATCCGGCGTTCCTTGGCGACGTTCAGAACGTCATCGTTGGATGACACCCAAGCCTTGGGGTCGCGCCAGCCGCGGTGATCTGCGATGCCGCCGCAGTAGTACTTGCCAGAGATGTTGATGCCGGCCTGACGAGCCTCGTCCGACACGTACTTGGCCTGCCTCGCAGGCATGGCGTCCAGCTGCTGGTTGTTCATCCGGCCTTCCATGAAGGCTCGGTCAGTCCCTTGGGTCCCCGGGGGGCACTGCAAAGCGGCCATTTCCGCAAAGCGTGGCGTCTGGCCGTCCTCAATCATCCGGCGGTAATGAGCCTGGACTGCGGACGAGGCGTTGGCGATATCGAACGGAAGGTCCATATAGAACTACTGTCCCGGGGGCTGTGGGGGAGGGCCGTCTTGCGGGGGTCCTTGCTGCGGCGGAGCGCCCGGGGGAGGGCCTGGCGGTGGAGGGGGCGGAGGAGGGATGGCAAAGTCAGCCACATCCATCTGGTTGACCTCGCCCCACTTGGCCATGAGCTGGTTGAATAGCTCTGGCTTGCCCGCCTGCAGCATGCCCTGCGCTACTGGCATCATCACCTGCATGAGGTTGTTCATGTTCTCGGTCTTGGTGGCGATGTTGGGCTTCCGTGCCGAGCCGGCCTCAACGCGGTAGTCGTACTCGCGGACAATGGCGTCGGGGTCTTCTTGGCGAACGTGCATGTCCCACGCCTGCGCAGCCATGGGACCCATCAGCGGCGCAACGTCCTGCGGCTCAATCAGCCATCGGGCAAGGAGCGATTCTTTCCTGGCCACATCCGACAGAGCGTCTTCCAACGTGTTTGCGTAATCGTCAGGCCTCACCGAGATTTGCTCGGCCTTCACGTTGGCCTCTGCGGCTGACCGGAACTGATTTCTGGTCATGCCGTAAATTAGCTCGGTCAACCCGACGCGACGGTCGAATAACGCCGTGACCTCCGCGATGATTCGGTACATGTCCTCGGTCACGCCCGGGAGGTTAAAAACCGAGATCACATCGTTGACCGACCGGCCGATGCCTTCGGATATCTCAACGATCTTGAATCCGCCCTCGGCCTTCTCCAGCAGCTTGCTCTTGAGATTCTCGTCCGCGGCCTTGGCGACACCGATGAGAACCTGACTGGACGCCGCGATGCGGGTGGCCAAGAAGGACATCGCCCAATTAATGAATCGCAATTCCCCAATTCCAGGCCGGATCAAGGAGATGGGCCAGGAGTATCCAGGCTTGCCATGCCAAGCCAAAAGCGTGAACGGCCATCCGCCCGGCTCGGCCCAGAACGGGATGGGCCACTGAGTGTTGACGAACAACTGCTGCGGAATGCCAGTCTCGTCCACTTCCTCTTGGAGCATCTTGGGCGGGCAGTTCAGCGGGAAGTCCACGCCCTCCGCAACGACGATGTAGCAGTTGGGTCCCATAGACTCAAACTTGCCACGGAGGTCTTTGTCGGAGTCCTTGAGCCTGTCCCCGAAACCGATCTTGGAGTAAATCTCCCAGTAGCAAATCAGGTCGGCCGTTTTGCCGGCTCGCTGCTGTTGCTTGTAGCCACGCTGGTCTTCGTTGACTCGCGAGGTGTACGACTCTGAGTGACCCTTGAGGTCTTCAACAGACAGGCCAAACTTTGCGGCCACCTCATCCACGGGCTGCACACGCTTGCGAGCCGCCCAGCGGATGTCTTCAAACTCGTCGGCATCGGGGTCCCAGACGAGGTTGTCGATGGAGTCGAAGAACGATCCGGCCATCTTCACATTCGACCCGGGCGGTTGGTACAGCTCATGCCACCACACGCCGGCACCCTTAATGAACGCCTCTTCAACCACCTTTCGGGAATGGCGCTTGAGGTCCAGTTCGTTGGGGGTGTAGTTGAGGTAGTCTTCCAAGAGCTTGGAGACAACCTTTCGGCGCTCGTAGGCAAACTGCTGCTGCTGCATGCCTTGCTGGTAGGCCATGATGCCGGGGTCTGGCATCATTACCGGCTGGCCGTCCGGACCAATCACTGGGCCTTGCGGACCCATTTGGGGAACCGGGGGCTGTGGGAAAATCCCCAAGAGCTGCGGCCCAATGATGGGGAACTGCCGCGGACTGACCACCCGATTGGGGTTGCGATGGTGGATGACCGCCGAGAACAAGCGGACGGCCTCCCACACGCGGTTGACAGTCATCCGAAACGCGGGAGGGTCGATGCCGCGGTTGTAGCCCCGCTCGCCCATGGCATAGGTGTTTTCCCACATCATCGACGGGTCGCTTGCGTAGAAGCCCATCGCTTCCTTCGCATCGTCCGTGAATGGCTTCTTGTGGGTTTCCGCCAAACCGATGAGCTTTAGCCAGCCCTTGGCAATCGGCGCAAGCGGGTTGTCATTGCTCATCCAGCGTCTCCCTACTGTCTATTGCCCGTTTCACGCCTTTTTGGGGGCGACGGCGTTCAGCCGCTTTTCCAGCATGGAAACACGCTCAGAAAGGACCGCCACCCGCGGATCAGCCGGCAGGGCATCCCATACGCCGGTTTCCTTCCAGGCCGCGAATTCAGCCAAGCCGGGATCGTCTCGGTGGTGGACTGAAGTCTTCTCCACACCCCCATAACCAGGAACAACAGCCCAGAGGGTCAGGGTCCTGGCAGAGGTCTGGGTGACAAATGCCATCACCGGATCAGCGCCCTCATGGGCGTAGAACCGGACGAGATCACCGAGCTTGGTTTCGGGCATTGAGTAGTCGCTCATCGCTTATTTCCTTGGGGGCCAAGAATCACGCAAGAGCCTTCGGACTCCCGCTTTCGTCGCTTTCGATCCAGGTAATCAACCCACCACGGCGCCGGGCCGTAGGTCTTGGGTGGCTTGTGGTATCTCGGCTCGTTGGCGCAGAGGTACTCTAAAACCTGACACGCATGCACCTCACCGCGAGTCTGCGGTTCGTCGGTGACATAGACCTGACCGTTGACCGTGGTGGTCTTCTTTCTGTATCGCTTGATCTCGCGCATCAGATTGGGGCATGCACCCTCCAAGAACTTGAGCTTGGTGGTGCCGTCGCCTCGGATGTGGAGCGCCTGCCTGACCAAGGCCGTGCGGGCCTGGATGTCATCTGATCCGGGAATGAATTGCGTGTTCGTCAGCTGGAAGCGGAACTTGCGCTTCTTGAGTTCCTCGGAGTACAGCTCATGCGGCAGCCTGCCTGAGCCAAGGTCACGCAACGCACCGCCGTGCATATCCATGATCCCGGTGTAGATGTTCTGCTCAATGGCCTTGGAACAGAACTGCTCGCCCCAGATCAGCGCGTTGCAGTTGCGGATGTACAGCTCGTCATAGATAAGCCAGAACCTCTCGTCCGGAGGGACGGCAAGGAACAACGTCGCCATCACCGCATGGCCAGGATCGATCCCCACATACCGGGTCCAGTCTGCGGGGATTTGCCCATCGGGGAGTTCCGACCGCGACAGCATGTGGACCGACGCATTGAAGGTCGGATACATGAGCGTGGATTCAGTGGTGAACTCGCCCTCGGCACGCATGCGGAGTTCGTCCATGCCGAGAGCCGACCAGCGTTCGATGTTCTTCTTCTTCTCGTCCGAGTCGATATGCGCGTTGTCCAAAAAGCGCAGGACGAATTTCCTGATGATCGGGTCTTTGACGCCATCCTCCTCCGCCTTGTCGGCTCGGTCGCACAGCCCAAGGAGAGCGTCATTCTTGGACCACGGCATGGCCGACCAGACGAAGCGCCCCTTGCGATCCGACAGCCGGGCCTGCATCTCACCGACCCACCGCTCCGAAGAAATATCCTCGTCGATGTGGACCAAATCGGCTTGAAAACCTTGGGGCGGTTCGCCCTCAGAGGAGAAGCAGTAGATGGTCCATCCGTTGGTTAACTCAGCCTTGTTGAGGTAGCCGGCGTTCTTCTGGACCCAAGACATGTCCTTGATCATTCTCGGGGGAATGAGCGGCGGCGCGGGCTTGGATTCTTTCTTCCGCGCCTCATCGGTGTTGGGGTTGAACGCTCGCCACTTGCCGGTGACCTCGTCTCGGATGATCCGAAATGCCCCGGCCTTGAACAGCATTGGGTAGACCACCATGCCAATGTGGGTCCACCCCTTGCCGATGATCACCAAGTTCCCGCCTTCCTTGGGATACTTGCCGTATGGGTCCTGCCCGGTGGCGGCGCGAGCGTCTTCGATGAACGTACACGCCGATTTTCCGCTGCGGTTTCCTCCGATTACCAATCGCTCGCTCGCAGTGCAGGCGTGAAACTCTTCCTGCTTTGGCATGGGCACCCACAGACGAAGAGCCTCAAGGCGACGTTCAGCCAGTTCGGCTTGAACGTCCTTCATCTGCGAAAGAGCGTGTTGCGTTAGCCCGCCGATGGGACCGTCAGGCGTCGGCGGAGGAGGTATCTTCGGGTGCTTTCGCACTCCATTCACCGCAGACGTTATGGGATTCAATCACGGGGAATGCGCAAGTACTTTGGTCAGCCCACGCTGGGGGGAACCTCTTGCACAGCCCGATGTTCAGTTGCTGGTGTTCCGGGATCGTCTGGAACCACCAACGGCAATCCTGGCACTGCATCAACCACCTCTACCTTCTGGATGTAACTCAACCCATCCCCAGTTCTTGCCGGCATGGATCAGCGAGATGGCGGTCTGGGTGACGCCGAACCATCTCGCCAGAAATCCGCATGGGCCACCGCGCTGCCCTCTCATCGGAGGATTCCTCTTTAGGAACTTCTTGATCAGCCTGGCCTCCAGCTCAGTTAGCTTGGAGTTGCTGCTTTTTTCGCCCCGCACGGATCTGCCCTTGGCCACCTTGTCCGACATATTGTCGGCTGAAGTTCCCAAGAATAGGTGCTGCGGATTGACGCAGGCCGGATTGTCGCAGTGGTGGCAGACAAGCATGCCATTGGGTATGGCGCCAACAAACTCTGAATACGACACGCGGTGAGCGTATCGCGTCTTGCCCTTGTAGCTGATCGCGCCGTAGCCGGTGTCAAAGCGGGCCGCTGTCCATTCCCAGCATCCGCTGCTGCGGACGGCAACCTTACTCGCAAGTCTTTCTTTAGCTGATTGTCGCATCAAAATCTCACTGCTCTTGCTGGGAAGCGGTTGGCTCTGCGGCCGGCGTCGGCAGAAGTGCGGGCGCCGCATCGACAACCTCAACCCTCTGAATGGTCATTGCGGCCTCCAGCACCTGACGCCTGAGTTCTGCCTCAAGCTCTTCCTCGCTCATAAGCTCTAGTGGCTTCTTAGCCCCCCCCATGGCAGTGTTGCCCGTCACAAGCCGCACAACCGAATCCAGCATTTTGGTGCGAAACGCTCCTCCGACAGGCGCGTCGAAGTACTGCTTGAGAAATGCGTTGGCAAACCCACGCACGCCGCCGAAGTACTCCATGAGGACTTCCAGCAGCTCGGACGAGTGGGGGATGTTTGCCCCGCCAATCCGTGCCGATGAGACGAAGAGGTCCACGGCCCCCTTCTCAATCTCGGCCAGCTTCTTGTTCTGCTTCTTCTGGCGAGACGATCTGCCCTGCTTGTTCCGGCACTTGCGGCACCGGGAGTGAAGACCGTCCTTGGACTTGTGGAAGTTCGCCGTGGTGGCGGGATAAGAAGTCCCGCACTCTACGCAAGCCTTGTAGTCAGACACTTGCCGGCAGGCGTCTCAGGATGTCCTGGGGAGCCTTGAGGTCAACGAGCTTGACCGACGAGTCCACGTTGGCCTCAAAGGACTGCCGCATCTTCTGGGCCACTTGGCTGGCGTCGATGAATTGTGGCTTGCCAACACACTTGGGCTTCCAGTGACCAGCCCAAGCGTCCCAGTTGCAGTAGACCGGGTTGTAGCCCAGCTTCTGTGTTCCAACGAGGGAGAGGTCGCGGGTCTGCGTCACATCTTCAGTGGAGGCCTTCTCGGCGCAGAACATGTCCTTCCACTCGTAATAGAACCACGGCTTGTCTTCGGGCGTCTTGGGTTCGGTAAGTTCAAACGCCCGCATGTCGTACATGATCAGGCCGGTCGGGAGCGCGGCACACTCTTGGATGCCGGCCAGCTTCACGGCGGTGTGCCGGTCGTACATCTCCAGCTGGAAGTCCGGATTGGGATTCTCGGACTGCATGTGCTGCCACCGGAACACATAGACGCACTCCACTGGCGGAGGCCCGCAGTAAGGGGCGCCGATAACGCATGGACCCTTGGCGTAGTGATCCACCAAGAAATCGAAGGACGAGGTAAAGAACGGCTTGGCCGAATCGTCTTGGCCGATCAAGATGTCGGGCTTCATGTCCGAATCCACCATCACCAGAACGTCAACGTCGTTCTGCCGGGCCATGAGAACAGCTCGGTTTCTGGTCATGGTGATTGGCGTGTCGGAGAGGTTCCAGACGCGGATGGTGCCGATCCGCTCGTCTTGGGAGGCATTGGTGACGAGCGGGATCATCCACTCGCGCACATCGGGCACTTCAGAGGAGATGCCGCCGTTGCCGCCGTAAGAGAAAGTGCAGATACCTACGTTGAACTTTTGCTGCATAAAACACCTCGGGGGTTGGTGTATAAGTGTACAGTCAACTAAGAGTCAGTCAAGCGTTAAAGGAAGTTCGCTGCGGTGTTGGAGATTTGCCCCTTGAGTTCGCGAATCCTCTTGAGCTTCGCGTTCTTGTCTCCCAGGCTGCCCTTGCTTAAATTCCTCTCCAAGTTGGCAACCTCGGCCTGCATCTGGTCTATTCTCGCCTGGGCCTGCTTCCCAGTCGGTGAATTGCGCATCGCTTCTCGCTCCTTCTCCAGTCGCGCCGGAGCGCCCTTTATCCACGCATCGCCGGCAGCCTTCTGCTTTGCGTCCTTTTCCCGCTGCGACTGAATGTCGCCAAGCTGCTGGCTGGTCATCCCTTCGTTCTGGTGCAGGAACAGCGGCTCCCGCGCCCGCTTCATGCTTACGGACGGTTCCGTGCGGCCGGGGTTGTATGTCTCAACTGCGACCCCAGAGGAGTCGTAAACGTCATACTGTCCGCTCTCTCGCCTGCGAACCTTATCGCCCACCCGCAGCGACTTATAGAACGGCAGAGACTTTAGGTCATTGACAGCGTACGGATCGGCAGGTTGCCCGTACGGTGTTCCCTGCGACGGCGGCTGAATAGGCTGCGCTTGCCCAGCTTTCGGCAGTGTGGCGCCCGGCCCAGGCGGCGTGCCGTCACCAAACCGCGAAGTGTCATAGGGCTGTGGGCCGCTGATGGGATTTGGCTGCCATGTCCACTGGCCGTCCTTGTACGCAACCATCTTGCCAGAGGCTGGGTCGATTCGGATGGTGCCGTCAGGGGGAGGGGTATACGCAGGCGGCTGCGGCTGGCCGGGCGACTGGCGGTTGCGCATCATGTCCGGGGTTTCCGGAATCCACCCGGGCGATGTCGGCTGGCGGAACTGCGGAGCGATTGTAAGGTTGCCGCCAGCAATCGCCTTTTCGGGATAGCGCCCCGGTAGTTCGTTGCCCGACGCCACGCCTTGAGACTCAAGCCACCTGTCGTATGCCGCCGCCTCAGAGATGGACCCGAAGCCCGTGCCGTCGATCCTTGATTTCCCGATCTGCATCAGTTGAATTTCCGGATTTCCGGGCTTTCCGGCTGCGGCCCACTCGCTCAATCGGGAGCCGGACTGGGTTCCTTGCGATGGCGTCGGCTGGCCCTGTTGCGGCGAATGCCCCCAAGTGCCACCAGGATAGGCGTAGGTGGTTGAGGCGTAAGGGTCGGCAGGCTGTTGGTATGGGGTTACTGGCGGTCGGTACGCAGGGTTCGGCTGCATGGTGTCAGTGAACGGCAGCTTTGTGAGATCGGTTCCGGCGGCGTACATGCCAGCAAACTGCGGGGCAGACTGCGGCGCAAAAGCGAACGGGTTGCCCTGACCGCCAAACGATTGGTTCAGCCGGCTGATCATGCTGTCGCCATAGTTGGGCGACATGGAGGGGGCGCCATTACCAAGGCCCGCCTGCTGCATGGCCTTCTGGTAGTCGATTCCCGGGGTTAGGCCTGCCGCAGGGTTGGTAGCGCCACCAGTATTGAAGGCCAGCTGGTTCTGCATCCGCTGCTGGTTGATCTGGTTAATAAAAGCATTCCGTTCAACGAACGGGTCCATGCTTTGCCCCCACGGGGTCTGGGCGACACCCATCTGAAAGTCTGGCGGACGCTGGTTTGCAGTCGCCGCAGCGTAGGCGCCTTGCGGGTTGCCGGTAGCCGTCTGCCGCGGGGCAGCCTGCGGGGCGTACGCCTGATACGGCGTCCCCTGCGACTTGGGGGCGATGGGGTTCGCCTGGCCGGGCGCGGGACGGCTTGGGACTGCCGCGGGGGCCGGCGGGCTGGTGGATGGGCTTCTGGAATACGCCCAGTTACCGGCGCCCCACTGCGTATCGTTGCGCTGTGTTTGCGATGGTGCCGGGCGAGGCCCGAATGGCGACAGCATCAAACATCCTCCTGCTTGGCGGAATCAGTTCCCATGCCCGACCCCTGCAGCATGCGCAGCTTGGCCATGTCCGCGTACGGATTCTCCTGCCGAGCCTCGGCAATGAGTTGACGCAAGAAGTCCAGGTTCTGGACGGCTGAATCGCTCATAAGAAAAAGTAGTTCGTCCATTTAAAAGAAAACAGCCGGCCGGCTTGCGCCTGCACCGGCTGTCCCCCGAAAGCCCGTAAGGGCAATGCTCACGTTCCAATCAGGCCGTAGTTCTGAAGAGCAACCTTGAGGCTGGCGTAGTCAGTCACGGCGGCGCTTGTGGCTCGCGTGGAGCCGGTAGCACCAAAGAAACCAACAGTCCCGCCAGAGACGCCAACATTGGTGTTGGTGGCCGCAATCGTCAGGGCGTTTGTAGCGCCCGTCAGGTGCTGCAGTTCGTCCCAGATGGTGTTGGCAAGCTGCTGGTTGGCCAGCCCGATGATCAGCTGATTTCTGCTCATCAGTACCTCACGCGATTGGAGTGGTGATCAACGCCAGGACCGACGAGCCGTCAGCCGTGGTGCCGGCCGAGATGGCATAGCCGATGACGCCGCGGCCGGTGTTGTCGATGCCGGTCACGCCAGCCAGCGCGCTGGGCGTAGCCCGGCCCGCCGTGGTGCTGGTGGTCGCCGCTGCCGTGATGGCAGCCAAGCGGTTGCCGGCAGCGATGGCCGTTCCGGAAAGAGCAGCAACAACTTCCGTGGGGCCGTTGACGGTCACCCAGAAGATGTCGTTCACCGCCACGCCCGACGCCGGCAGCCACTCATCCACCACGCCAACTCGCTCCTCGTTGGTCACGGCCGAGTAGCCGTTGACTTCCGTGAAGACCTTGCCAGCGGCGGTGTTGAACGCCACCAAACGCTTTGGCAGCAGGGCGACCGTAGACGTGTTCTTCACGGCAACGCACACCTTGCGGCGGTTGGTGCGAACCTGACCGTTGATCGGATTCACATCCGTGAACTCCTTCACAACGCCAAGAAAGTTGTCGCCGTACGAGGCGGCAGACTGAAGGCCGTGGTAGCTGTCGTTCTTGAGCGTCTCGGACGGGCCGAGCGAGAACCAAGTCTGACCAAGACCGAATGGAGGATCAACCTGCAGACCCATAGCTATCTATTCCTTTCTCAGGAGGCGATGATCTTGAAGAAGTTACGCGGCGACTTGAACTTGAGGTTGCCGAGCGTTGACACCACAAAGCGGTACTGTTGCGTGATCTCGTCATAAAACGGACCCTCGCTGGACATCAGCTGTCCTTCCATGCACAGCAGCTCCATGTTGCCGATGCACAGGCCGTAACCCGAGTTGGCGGTGGAGGCCACCGAGCCAATCGAATTCTCCTGCGAAATTTCGACGCCATCCAGCTCAAACACATCCGTGAAGCCGTAGCTGCGGAGGCCGTTGGTGCGGCTGACGATCACCCGCTCCTTGGCATCCAGCGTGTTCAGCATGTCGATGTAGAGGCGACGATCAAGCAGGACCATGTCGATCTGATCTTCCTTGGTGTCGTTGCGACGGGTCTGGTGAAGACCCTCGCGGATTGCCTTGACGCAGTTGTCACGCCACGTAGTCGAACCGAAGTACGATGACGCTGCGTTCACAATGACCGGGCTGAAAAAATCGAACTCAGGATCGGCGTAACCGTTGGGCCAGTTGCCGGCACGCTGCGAACCACCGTACGCACCCAGCACAGTCGAAAGACCGGCGTAGGAGTCGTTGGGGTAGTAGAACGGGTCGGCGGCATTGGCAGTGCGGGCGGTCACCGAAGTGCCCGAATCAACCTGGATCGTCTGGGTCGCGTTGAGGAACGACTCAACGCCGTGGAACCGAAGCTCGTTGCCAGCGGCGTAACCATCCTGCAGCCACTCACGCGCGAGGTACTGCTCCATGCTCGTCAGGAGACGGCTGGCCATCTTACCGGCGACGTTTACAAGAGCCTGAGCGGAGCGGTTCTCCAGCATCTCCTTCTTGTAAATCGCGTCTGTCACTTGCGCGCCACGGTACTCCAGCTCGGCTCGCTTCCAGAGGTTCTGGCGTGCGAACACTCGCGGAGTTTCTCCGTTATTGCCGCTCGGAGTGTGATTTCTGTACTGAATTTCCCAGTCGAAACCCCTGCCCGACATGTTAGTGCGGATGTTGCCAGACCCCTCAAGGGCGGCGAACACCTTGTACTTCCGCAACGACGCAATCTCTTCTTCCCGAAGGTGATTGACAATCGTCGTTGCAATACTGCGTGCCCAGTCAGTCGAACTGCTCATCAGATCACTCCATCGTTAACGAGTTGGCCGCGAAGGCGTTCTTCAAAACTCATCCGCTGGCGAGGTGCCCGCGGCTCTGTGGTTCCTGCACTGCGATTCGGGGTACGGGTCGCACGTTCCCGGAGGAACTGCATGTTCTGTTGGGCCACCGGGTCAGCCTGCGGCTGCGGGGGCTGCTGTGGCATGGCCGGGCCGTTGAAGCCCTGAGCCTGCATCTGCTGGTAGCGCATGTTCAGAAGATCGCGCTGCAGCATGCCGGTGGCGTACTTCCAGCGGGCCTCGGGCGAGGTAATCCCGATCTCGGAAGCCTGCTGGATGTACGCCTGGATCGCCTGCCCCTCGCGGGAGATTTGTCCGTTGCCGTCGTACAGCCAGTCCGCGTTCTGTCGCTCAAGGTCCGAAACGTAGTTGGTGGCCTGATACTGGTTGAGCTGCTGCTGCACCAGCTCCTGGGCCTTCTGCATCGCCACCTGCTCAACGAAGGGCTTGAGCGTGTTCTCGGGATCAGTGACGAACTTGCGGGCGAAGTCGGCCGTGTACGCCTGATACTCGCGGAGAGCCTGCTGGGCCTCGTACGGAGCGGAGGGGTCAATGACCTCCTTGCCCGTATTGGGGTCGCGGACGATGAAGGACTTGTAGGTGTCCTTGATGGCGGGCGGGTTCCACCACTTCGGCGTCTCGGCCGGCTTGGGCTTTGCAGCTTCCGCCTGCGAACGCCTCCACGCCTCAAACTCCTTCTGGTTGCGAAGGTAGTCCATGCCGGCGGGAACAATCGACTGATACTGCTGAAGCTGCTGGGTGGCGGTCTGGTAGCCGTTGAATGCCTTGTACAGGTTCTGGGCGATAGCCAGATCATCCTGCCCCTGGAATTCGGGGAGATGCTTGAAGGCAGAGAACGGCGAATCGAAGCCGCCGGACGCATCGGGGGCGGCAGGCTCGGAGTAGCCTTGAGTGGACGGCGCTGCCTCGGGGGCTTCTGCTACTGGCGCGTCGTTGAGAACTTCTTCTGACATTGATTGCTTAAGCCTCGGGGGAGAGGGGGCCTAAGAAACCAATGCACTGGACTAGCGGTTTTTGTTCCGGGGTGTTACGAAACCTCGGTGCTTATGCGCAAGGTCAGAGGATTCGTTACCGCACTTCAACCGGCGATTCAGTCTCTACCCACACCCGGGCGCCGCAAGACAATGGCGAGTCTGGGGAGTATCGAATCACGCAGGGGCCATCGATCCGCACCTCATGGCCGTACTCGTTGGACTTGTAGGTCTTGACTGTAAGGACGGGGTCGCGGGCGCCAGTCTTGTGATTCTGCTTTATTACGTGCTGGTTAACGTGGATGTAGTGTTTCATGGGTACAAGTGCCCGCTACTCTTCTCCGTACTGCGATGCCACGCCCGTACCCACAGCACCAGGGATGGCGTACTTGCGGAGGATTCGGATGGAGTCTTCGGTGCCTGGGAACATCACGTAGTTGCGGGTGCCCGCCTTTTGCCAGCGAGACATCCCATCAAGATATCGGACGCCCGGCACGCCTTCGCCCAGAAGAGCCTTTGCAGCACCCGCCGGGGACCGATCCTCTGCAAGCCGTCGTATTGCGGCAAACCCAGAAAGGTTATTGCTGGGAGTTATCGGACCAGGGCGCACAAGACCAAGTCGCTCTAAGGCTCGCCTAACAACCGGCGACTGCTCGTTTGGCGAGGCGTCTAGGTCCAGAAGGCTTGGCTCGGGATGGCCAATTTCCACTTCGTACACTTTGCCTGGTATTTTTACTGCCTCGTCAACTCGCCGCCTAACGTCATGCCAGTCCGCGACCGCTTTCTCCAAGGCGTCGTTGAACGGGTTGTCCGCCGGCTTAACGTAGCCGGGATTTAGTCGCGACCATTCCCCAGATTTCGACGAAGCGCTCAAAAACTCTTGATACGTCTTGGCGTATTCGTCAGACAGGGGCCACGGGACTGGCAGTTCGTTATCTGCTGAAAGCGTGTCCCTGTAATGCTTGGCAACGTCTTCTTCGCCAGCGAAGTACAACCCATGACCGTATGCTTGGTTGCCCTCCCCGGTCCCGATCTTGCTGGCATCAAACCTGTCGAAGTCATACGGGCTACCGTGGTAGGCCTTGATGACAGAGCGGACGGCATCGCC